ACTAACAACATTGGTGTGTTGTCTACTTTGGCTGGTGCGTTAATTGTTTTGCAGGGTGTGACTCGTGGCGCGGCCATAGCACAAGCTTTGTTCGATGTTTCTTTGGGTGCGTTTAATCCGGTGTCTTTGGCTATTGGTATTGCTGTTTTGGGTGTTGCTATTGGTGGCATTATTTGGCAATCTAACGATGCGGCTAACGCTATATCCAACTTACAAAAAACAACTGAAAACGCTAAGTTCAAACCGGTCACTGTTGAAGCTCAAGCACTGGCTGATTCTGCAAGCACTGTAGCCACGGCCATGTCAATCGTTTCACAAAGACTTGTTGATCGTAATATCAACCCGTGGTTTTACATGTCAGACCATTCTAAGGAATGGAACAAAGCCGTTGATGATGAAGTGGCGCGTCTAAATAAATTCAATGACGCACAAAAACTTGCTAACGCTAAAGCTGTTATTACACACCAAGAAGGCCGTGCTACACCAATTATTAAACGGCCTGAAACTGTTGCTGCTGAAGCGGCTGCTGCTGCTGATACAGCTCAAAAGTTGAAAGATGCTGCTAAGGCTGCTGCACAAAAACTTGCTGATGCTAAAAAAACTTTGAGTGGTGCTGTAAAAGATTTTGTTGATTCTTTGAAACCGGCTGAGTTGTTGCCACGTCAAGTTGGTGTGATTGAAGCTGGTGTGGTGTCAAGTTTTGCTGGTATCAATGACAAACTAAAAACGGCGTTTGATGCTGGTGCGTTGACTAAAACGGCTTTGGCTAATTTGCAAAAGTTTGCGGATGGTGAACAGGGTTTGTTGGCTCGTATTGCTAAACAACGTGATGATATTGCTATAAAAATTAGTGCTGCCAAAGATTTGATTTTGTCAACTAAAGATGCTTTTTTGAGTGCGTTTGATGTGACGGCTTTAACACCAGGTGCTGGCATGTTTGATGAGTTCAAAACTATTTTGGATAAGACTAAAACGTTTTATGCTAATTTGCGTAAGTTGCAACAGATGGGTTTGTCTAAGGATTTGTTTGCACAGGTTGTGGCTGGTGGTTTGGATGCTGGTGCTGCTACTGCTCAAGCAATTATTGATTCGGGTGCTAATGGTGTTGCGTCGTTGAATGATACGGCTGCACAACTTTCGGACATCGCTGGTGGTATTGGTGAAACTGCTGCACAGGTTGCTTATGGTTCGGGTGTTGATGTGTCTAAGGGTTTGATTGCTGGGTTGTTGTCACAAGATACTGAGCTTGTGCGTGTGGCTACGTTGTTAGGTAACTCGTTCAAAACGGCGTTTACGGCTGGTACTAAGACTGGCAAATTGGATGTGTCACAGGCGATGGGTGAAATTGCTTCTGGTAACGCCATGTTGAATACTTCTGCCGGTGTTGCTGGCACACAGATTAGTGTGACCGTTAACGCTGGTATGGGTGCTGATGGTGGCAGTATTGCTAAAACGTTGGTGTCAACTTTGAAAAAGTATGAACGCACCAATGGTGCTATTTGGGCTGCTGCATAATGGCTAATCCGTCAATCAAAGTTGAACTAGGGTTTGATGAAACCGCGCCTGGTAACTGGTTTACTTTGGATGATGCTACTAAAGGTTTGTTGGATGGTTCTTACACTTTAGCTGGTGGTTTTTATCAAGACGTTTCTGCGTATGCGATGACGTTCAGTTTGGGTCGTGGTAAGTCGCGTGAGTTAGATCGTTATCAAGCTGGCCATGTCACTGTGGTGTTCAATAACCGTTCACGTTATTTCGACCCAACGTTTGTGAGTTCACCGTTTTATGGGCAGATTGTGCCCCGTCGTAACATCCGTATTACGGTTAAAGATGTTGTACAGTTTACGGGCATTGTTGATGATTGGGATTTGACGTTTTCAACGGATGGGCAAGCCACTGCTGTTTGTAACGCTTACGATAACTTGTCTGCTTTGTCACAACAAAAGTTGACTGCTGCAACATACCCGTCGGAGTATTCGGGTGTGCGTGTGAAACGGGTATTAGATTCTGCTGGTGTTTTGTATGACCCGTTGGCGCGCACTATTGATGCTGGCCAAATGTTGTTAGCCACTGAAACAGTTGATAACACGGTTGACGCGTTAGGGTATTTGCAAGAAATTGAGTTGTCTGAAGATGGTGCATTTTTTGTTGATAAGAATGCTAAAGCAACTTTTTATGATGCTACTCGCACAACAGGTTCGGGTGCAATTGTTACTTTAGCTGATGACAATACAGGTGTTGGTTATCAGTCGATGAACATTATTTATGGTTCAGAGTTGTTGTATAACTCGGTGACGGTGACACGTCAGGGTGGTACACCACAAGTTGCTGTTGATACTGTGTCGGCTCAAACGTATGGTACGCGTGCCATTTCTGAAACAACGTTGCATGCTGGTGATGACCAGGCTGCTCGTTTGGCTCAATGGTTGGTGGCGCAATACGCTCAACCTGAGTTTCGTTTCGAAGCTGTAGACATTTCGATGGGTGATTCTACAGATGATGAACAGGCCGCCATTTTAGGTTTGGAGTTGGGCGGTAAATGTCTTATCAAATACACACCGGTTGGTGTTCCACCGGCCATTTCAAAGTATGCACAAATTATTGGTATTGAACATAAAGCTGACCCTAACCAACACATTGTAACGTTGCGTTTTAAGACTGTTGATTATCAACTTTTGATTTTGGATGACGCTGTTTTTGGTTTGCTAGACTACTACTATCTAGGTTTTTAGGAGTTTTTTATGGCTGGTTTGGGTTACAAATCTTTTACGTCGGGTGCTGTGTTGACAGCTTCACAAGTTCAAGGCTATTTGCAAGATCAGTCTGTGATGGTTTTTGATACTGCTGCTGCTCGTACAACGGCGTTGGGTGCTAACGTTGCGACTGGCATGGTGTCGTTTTTGAAAGCTACTGACACTAACGATAAAGCTAATGCTGTTGAAATTTATGACGGTTCTAAATGGGTTTCGTTGTATGCAAATAATAGTGCTGGTGCTAACCGTTTGTTGAATGGTGATTTTGGTATTTGGCAACGTGGCACATCATTTTCGGTGACGGCCACAGGCACTTATACCGCTGACCGTTGGAACAACGTTTTTGATGGCACTGCTGGTACCAAAACTATTTCACAACAAACTTTTACACCAGGCGCAGCACCGGTAACAGGTTATGAAAGTGCATACTTTTTGCGTGTCAACCAAACTGTTGCTGGTACTGGACAAACAGCACACGGGTTAACTCAACGCGTTGAAGATGTGCGTTCGTTCGCTGGCCAAACTGTAACATTTTCTTTTTGGGCTAAAGCTGCTTCATCATTCACCCGACAAATTTCATTCACGCAAGCGTTTGGTACGGGTGGTTCAGCCACTTTGGCAGATGTGGTAACTTCATCATTCACTGTTGGAACATCATGGGCACGTTATTCGTTTACTGTAACCATTCCTAGCGTGGCTGGTAAAACTATCGGCACAGATTCTTTCTTGGAAGCTGTTATTGGTTTGCCACTAAACTCGACTTTTACGTTCGATGTTTGGGGTGCACAACTAGAAGCCGGAACTATTGCCACCGATTTTAACACCGCAACAGGTAACCCGGCTAGCGAGTTAGCCGCATGTCAACGTTACTATTTTAGAAAAGTTGCTGAAACTACTGGTGGTACTTTTGGTAATGGCAGCGTAAACAGCGCAACGACACCGGCCATTTTTATCCCATTCCCTGCCAAAATGCGTATCACACCGACAGCTTTAGAATACACAGGCACGGCAAGCAACTATGCGATTCGTGCTGGAGCAAGCACCACGGCTTGTAGTGGTACACCCGCCATTGATGCCACAGGTTCTAACAGCTATGGTGCAACAATTTACCCTTATGTTGCAAGCGGTTTAACCGTTGGGCAGGGTTGTTGGATGGTTGCTAACACTTCGGCAACAGCTTACATCGGTTTTAGTGCGGAACTGTAATGTCTGAACAAGAATCACATGTCAAAATAACTAACCTAATGATGTACCAAAAACTGGTTGAAATCAGTGACGGTCAAATCAAAATTTGGGAAAAAATTGATGGATTAGCTGACATACCAGATCGTGTTCGTGCTGTAGAAATTGAACAAGCTAAAATTGGTTGGATTAGCAAAGTTGCTTATTCGGCTTTGACCACTGGTGTTGCTTCTGCAATCGCCTGGATGTTTACGTTAGGAAAATAATGAAACTGTTTACTTATGCTTTTTGGTTGTATGCCGGTGAACGTGCTATTAAAACGGCTGCACAAGCCGCTGTAGCTGTTTTGGGTAGCAACACAGTAACTTTGACTCACATTGACTTTGTAGGGCTTCTAGCGGTTGCTGGTGGTGCTGCTTTGTTGTCAGTGTTGACAAGTATTATTGCTACTAAATAATTATTTGCGTCGTAAAACTTTACGATCTTCTGGGGTTAGACCGCCCCAAATACCCCATTCTTCGTTTGTGTTGATGCCGTAGTCGGCACACATGTTTTGTAGTGGGCAACGGTTGCATGCTGCTTTGGCGGCGGCCACCATTAGTTTGCGTTCCGATGGCCAAACACTATCTTCAGGGTAAAAC